TCTTGCCGTAGGTAACAGCTAAATCAGCGATCTGAGTGGTGCCTACCGCTCCAGCGCTGATCGTGGCAGCAAAGGATCCGGTGCCGCTACCCGTGACATCACCTGTAAGTGTGATGGTTTGGTCGCCGGTATTGGTGCCGGAGCTGTTGCCGCTGAAGCTGGATCCATTGGTCCAGGTGCCGTTAGCAAGCGCAAGAGTGCCCAGTCCGAGTGTGTTGCGCTGATCGGCTGCTGTTGCATCATCCAGTAATGCTCGACCTGCGGATGTGCATGTGATTTCCTGAATGCTACCTGCACCGCTAATCCGTCCCAGCAGGAGGTCGCCGCTGGAAACGTTTTGAATTTTTGCGTAAGTAATTGCAGTGTTGCTTACTTTTGCAGTATCAATCGAATTGTTGGCGATAGTGGTCGCAAACGTGCCAGTGCCCGTGCCGATAACGTCACCCGTCAGCGTGATCGTCTGGTCACCAGTATTTGTTCCGCTGCTAGTACCGCTGAAACTGGAGCCGTTGACCCACGTACCAGTGGCAACAGCGAGATCGCCAAGCCCGAGAGTGGTGCGCTGGGCGGCAGCGTCGGCATCGTCTAAAAGCGCAAAGCCTGCTGCAGTGCATGAAATCTCTTCAATTTCACCTGTCGCAAGAGACGAACGTCCCAACAGCGTGCTTGTTGGGATGTTCTGGAATTTCGCGTAGGTAACAGCGTCGTTTGCAAGCTCGGCTGTATCGACAACACCAGCCGAAATTGTGGTTGCAAATGTGCCAGTGCCGCTACCAGTGACATCGCCAGTCAGCGTGATTGTCTGGTCGCCGGTATTGGTGCCGCTGCTGGTGCCACTGAATGTGCCACTTTGGGTAGCAAGCGTGCCGAGGCCAAGCGTGGTGCGTTGAGCGGAGGCGTCCGCATCGTCTAACAGCGCTCGACCGGCTGATGTGCAGGTGATCTCCTCAACATCGCCTGTTCCTGCTGTGGATCGTCCCAGCAGAACATTGGTATTGATGTCTTGGATTTTGGCAAAACTAACTGCGCCTGTGTCGATCTTTACTGTCGTTACAGCCAGATCAGCCAGTTGAGCTGTATCGACCGCCCCAGCGCCGACGGTGCTGCCAGAAATCTTTGCGGCAGGTATAGTTGCGTCATCAACCAGATCGAAGCCGCCTTCGAGCAGATCTTTGATCGTGATCTTCTTGGTCTCCGCTGCCGACAGGTCAGCAACGGCAACCGGATCCGTGGCTTGCAGTGATGCCCCGCTTAGAGCAGGCAAATTTGAAATTTCAAGATCTGGCAAGGCTTGCCTCCCTAAACCGTGGAGCTGGTTTTTCGCATTCTAACCCTTAAAGAGCAATGCGGCTTCCGTCTTCTTGAAGCAGATAAGAGCTGTTTTCTTGCAGCAAGTACGAAGGTATAACACCTTGCTTTAATACAATTTGATCAGAAGTCACAAAATTGATTTTTGTTGTGACAATTTCCGTAGCCACAACCGAAACCGCAACATTTGTCACGATGCACTTGGCTTCGTACCAAACGCTAGCAGCGGATGATGAGGCAGGTCTGTGAATAAAAAAACGACCAGCAAAGTCCGCGCCTTGTTGCACCCGGATCAAAAGCCTGGCCAAGTAGGAAGAGAACTCTTGGAATCGAGTATTCGCGCCGGTATCTATATTCGCCTCCCATTCGCAGTCCAAATTACCCTGCCCAGAAATCAGCCCCTGCTCGAATTGCTTCCGAAACTCGGTGCCTAGCGAAGTAAGGTCAATCGTGTCTCGGCTTGTAGTCAACTCAAAACGGTTGACTCGTCCCAAAAATCTAAAGCCATCATTGATTGTTTGTATTGTTATCTCCTGTGAAGATGATGGCGCGATGAGTTCAAGGGCGTCATCCTGCGCACCCGACAAAGAATCTTGAAAATTGCTGTAAAGGCGAATGCCGCCAGCTTCATCAATGCTTACGAACCAGCTACCATCTGGAAAATTGTGCCCTGAGACTAGCTCTAAATCAGAACCGTCAACAGTAGCAATTTCAATTCGATCGCCTGTTATCAAAGTTGAATAATTAAAGTCAACCGCGAAGCGACGCTTGCTGACCGAAACGTCGCTTGGATCTAGCGCAGTTTGCAGGGGCGCGACAGTTCTGTCGCGCATGAGTTCGATCCCCCCAAAGCACCCAAGATAGACCGACATCAGACAGTTTCGGCCTTGGCGTGCCCAGTAACTTCAAATGTTACGTCAACAGAGAACACCTCACCGACTGACATGCTCATGCTGGCACCTGTGATCCAAGCGTAGACTTCGATGTACTTGGTGGAATCGACGTGCAACTTAAAGAGCACCGTGGTTGACTGAGTGGCAACGCCGTCTTCAGCGCTAGTCGCACCGGATTTGATAATGTTATTGATAAAATCACTAGCATCGCCGTCAGAGTGATAAAAAACACGACAGCTACCGCTCATGCTGCGGACGCCGTTGATCAGGGTTCGGTCAGTGTCCTCAAGGCTGGTGGTTTCCAAAACCGCCTGTGACGCATTGAGCGACCAATTCTGTACCTTGCCGACTTTGCTCCCGTTTAGGTAGAGCTGACCGTCGAGACCACTGTAAAACGCCATGATGCGTCACTGTACGTTGATCACATTCTACACGCCATCAAGGTAGCCGGTAAAGGTACATGTCACCGTGCTGATGCCAGGGTAAACGCTCTCCACTTGAGGTGGTTCGGCGTAACGCCACTTCAACCCTGATGCAAACTCGCTTACTTGGACTGAAAGCGTAGATCCCAATCCGGCCAATCCGTCAGCGCCGCTGAAAGTCACATTAGAGAACGTCGCCATGCGTTCTTCATAATGGTTTACGATTCTGGCCGCATCAGCATCGTCAATGTTCGCAAATGTCAGTGTCAGTTGCGCGTTGTACGGCTTTTGGCCGTAGCGGATCATGGTGGTCGCACCATTCAATGCCTCAAACGCGACCTGCGGAAACTTTCCTGGCCGGTAGCTGCGGCTTGTCGGTTTTAATCCTGAGGGGAACGGGGCAGCCACAATCGTACCAGTGTTTGTTTCAGTTTAAGCAATTTCAACGTCAAAGCCGCTATCTTGCATAACAGCCAATGCGCCAGCGCTGGTCAGTGGAACGTGGCTTCCCGCGACCTCCACTAAACCGTCCTCGGCATAACTCAAAGATTCGAGTTTGTAAATACGATCTTCAGTGACACTGTTTTGCAACGTGTAAATAGTCCCGCGAAGGTTTGTAGCAATGCCGTTCGATATGCCCAGTGTTCCTGTATTTACAGATGTTGAGCCTGGGGTCCAGTAATACACCGAATAGCTGCCGTTTGACAGAGGAGTGGTGCTGGTCACAACGCCATCATCGCTTATCGCTCCATTGTTGAAACGACTAGTGTGCGTAGCCTCGCTGACCAATCGGAAGTATTCACCAGGCTGCAAACCCATTGCCATCTCTGGCGTGGTTTGGAACGTGACGCTATGAGTTACCAAGGTTCGAGTGCGGATTGCCACTTTGGCGAAGGTGACAGGATGCGTTGGGTATTCGCCAGGTGCAACCGTGCAGAATTGCGTCATATCGAATGTTTCTTCTGGATCTTTGGTGTGATCGCCTGCTTCTATCGGGTTAAGCACAGGTCCGTAGATAGTTGCCAAGCTGACCGTCACGCTGCGGGTTTCGGGAAAGCCGTTTTCCGAATCTTCGCGGTATAAACAAACAGCCTTGAAAGGTTTGCGGTCTTCTGGGTCGAGAAAAACGACTTTCAAATTACGAATGTTTCCGTCTGTAAACAATGCGGATATTTCTGGCTTTGCATTTCGCAAAATCGCACCACTGCTGTTAACGATCGGGGTTGGGCGCAATGAAAACTTGCCACCGATGATCGTAAAATCAAGCAAGCAGTAAGCAGCCTGTTCAAAAATCCATTCGCGTAGATTTACCTTATCAGTGATCACACCGTTCCAGGTGAAGCCATTTGCTGAGCAGTATCGAGCAGCGCTCGCCATTGCGGCTGCATCAACCTGAGCGGTACCAATGAGCTTGCCCGCACCAAATGACTCATCGGTCAATAATGCGTAAACAATCTCAGGCAGCAGACTGGTTGCCCCTGTGGTGCTATTTGGTTTTGTTATCCTGATTCCGTACTTGAAGAACGCAGAAAGTTCAGATAGCGATGACCATTCTTTGTCGGACCATAGGTTCAATCCGGCAATCGCAAGGTTGTCATATTGCGGCCCGGTAGCGCCATAAACCGGCAAGAAATCCCAGCGCGTCTCGTCGTTGTAAATGACCTCGTTAACGTAAACAACTTCGTGCTCAGGCCCAGAAGAGTGACTTGTGTTTTCACTGTCGTATTTAACGTAGTCTGCTATTGCGTCATAAGGATTTAGGCTTCTTGCTCTTACCTCTGGAAGAGATGTATCCAATGTTGCAAGGACGTCTGGATTAGTGCCGCCTGCAATAACCCATTCTTTATTGAAAAAAGTGCCATCAGTGTTATCGACTGTTACTGCTGAAAGATAAAGCCTGAACTGCCTATCACCTGGAGCGCCTGGGACGATGACCTGTATGCCTTCGATTGGTGAATTGGGGAGTAGCTGCAGAATCCTCCTATTGGTTCCAAGCCAGAATTTATAGATGCCGTTCCCCGCTACAGGGACAAGCCTGAACTCATACTGTCCTAGTGGGTGCTCGATAAACAGATAGTTGTATTGATCTTGGGGGGTGTTGCCTTTGACGCAGAGCACGGTGTTCGTGCCTGTCAAGTTTGTCCATGTCGAAGAACCACGCACTCGCGCTTGGACGCCGAAAAATGAATAGCGTGTAATGTATTTATTGACTTGACCAAGACCAATACTTCCACCCTCTTCCTCGAAATCGTTGATCGTGCTATCTGCTGGTTGAGTGTTTACATTGGCAAAGTTGATCTGCTTCCATACATTGCTGCGAATGCCAATCTCGGTTACATTGCATGGGCGGCTGTTTGAGATTGTTGCTATTGCGACGCGCTGAACCGTCAAGAGTTCATATGGTCCTGATCTGCCTCGAACATCAGCAGCGTCTACAGCATTGCCAGAAGAACTCTCGGATACGGTAAATGTATAGCTTTTGGTGGTATTTACGCTGTAGGGCTGTTCGCTAGAGATGGCGGTACATGTTGTCAAGGTCTGGCCGACAAGATAAGAGCTGCCAATGCCTATCTCCGAGTCGATCTCAACCCTTCTTGTTTCTTGCGTCTGGCGAATATCTGTGTTTCCCCAATCGCCAAAGCTATCGCTATTGTATAAATCGCCTGTAATCGTGTAGGTTATGCGTGTACCTTTGGTTGATATGTTTCCGGCGACTTCGGTTACAGCAGCACCGACCCAGAAAGTTTGCCCCATCTTGTCCCGCTTTATTCTTGCTCTATTTTTTACGTCCTTGCCTTGCCCGTCTGGGATTAACACAAGCTCATACGGAATCTGAAACCTCATTCCGTTGGGCATTGGAGCATACGCGCCAAATTGTGTCTGACTTGACGGCGTGCGAGTTCCGCAAAAGTCAGGAAGTGGGCCGACATTTGGACGAAATATCTCAAAGCCATTGCCGGGGATCCGCGTTTGTGTCGCAACCGTATTTGGATATTGCCCCATACCAGTTGTAGACAGGAGCGGTCTTGCTAATGGTCTGCCGCCATCTGTGCCGAAGATGAGGCGAAGTTTATCTGATGGGTAGGAGGTGATCAAGGAATCACCCAGAGCAAAACCCTCAAACTCAGGGCGAGAAGCTATCGGACCACTGGAAAACAAGTAGATACCTTCAAATTGCTGGGTCGTACCCCAGCTACTCATCCGTGACCACAACAAACGAGACGACACACGCACGCCGCCTTGTTTGTTCACAATATCGTAGTTAGCGAAGACAAGTGGAATTACTTCGCCCAATGATGCGATTGATTGAACGGTATTAAAACCTGCCTGCGTAGCAAACCTTTTAGGGCCGACAGCGTCTGCTGTTTGCAGTCGTGGTGGTCCTTTTGTTTCTCTAGGTGGACGCGGTTTTGGTGTCAACAGCACGCTGACGGCAGTCAACGCAATGCCGATAGCTAAGTTGATTAAAACTGGGACAACAGGCCCGCACCTAACATCTGGAACCAACTCATATCCTTCGTGTCGTTCGCCGTTGTGCGCTCGGGCCAGATCAACGAACATCCAATAATCGTCCTCGGTGATCCCGAGGACTTCGCACATTTCTACTTCCGATGGCAGTAAAGCGCGTGGACCTGCAGGGCGTCGCACTTGCTCCACTTCACCACCGACTCTGCGTAATGAATCCATCCGTTTAGATACCAAGTGGCGAGCCCATACCCTGCATCAGCTTGGCACAGGGCAACTACCCCACAGTCTACTACTGAAGTTTGAAATCCCCATCGTTCCAGCTCTTCACGAAAAACGGCAGTGTCGCCTTGACGAAGACGCCTGTACCACTGCCGCTGCGGTTCCGGTGTCGCTATTCCGTAATAAGCCAAAACCGCACGCGCCAGGCTCAGGCAGTCGCCTGTGCCGTGTTGCTCAAAGTTCGATCCAAGCCGGTAGGGTTTGCCTATGAGCTGGTGCGGGATCACAGGTTACGAACCGATCCAGTTGTAGGCAATGCACCGACTAGCTTTCTGGTCAAAACTCGCGTTGGCGCTTGCGTCCCAATCGCATCAAGGCTGCTTGATAAAACCAGCTCGATCGTTTCGGGATCATAAGAAAAACTGGAGACAAGCCAAGTCTCTGAGGTCAAAGGACTTTGACCTAAGCGCTGATAAGTACTGGGGTTCATCAACCAGTTCTCGACTGTAACGTTCGCAAAACCAGTGACCAGTTGATTGGCGATATTCATCGCTAGGGTATTGTTTGCCAAAACCAATGCAGCTTGCAGGTTATCGCCGCTGCGGCTTTTGGTGGCGCCCTGATAGATAAAAGACAGGTACTGGTATCCGCTTACGGACGAACCAACCTTGCCATTTTGGTAGTTCCCGTAAGGGGTGGCGACAAATGTGGCGATGGCTTGGATTGACATCAGACTCCAACGCGGGAACGGGTAGACCTGCTGTTCTTCAAGCTAGTCATGGTGCGGTTGAAGCCGCCTTCCGCGCCCTGCTTAGCTGCTTGAGAAATACCAGCGCGGAACTGATCTTCAGTGACAAACTTCATGCCGTTGATTTCCGTGACGTTGTAGTTTACCGAAATCGAACCACCGCGAGTGTTGCCGCTGCTGTAACGATCCATTGCAGCTTGGCTGGCGCTGTTACTGGTGACGTAACCACCGCTCGGAGTCATTGTGAGCAGCTCCGGTCCACGCTCGCCGACCATGTAGGTGTTACCAGGCATGACGGGGCCGCCGGAGGCACGCTGAGCGATGCCGAAGTTTGGACCAAGGGTTCCAATTCCGCCGACTTCCCCGCCACCAGCACCAAATGGAGTGCCACCCAAGCTGAAGCCACCAGGGCTACCTGGCAATAACTTCGCAACACTATTCAAAATCGCAATCTGGATCATCTTGGCGATGATCTGCTTGGCCATATCTAAGAAATAGCTACCAACAGACTGGAAGAAACTTGCAAGTGCTTCCTTAGCAGTGGATGCACCACTAATTGCATCCACGAACGCTTTTGAGAAAGCGTCGCCGATCGCTGTGGCGGCGCCAGTGATTTGATTTGCTGATTTCACCAGTTCGCCCAGCTCTCTTTTGAGCTGTGTGATGTTTTGCTGTACTTTCTCGAATGGCGTTGGGTCGATCTCTTGGCGGTAAAGGTCGAGTAATTCAGCCCGTTGAGGGGCCTGAGCCTCGCGCGGGAACTGCTCACGCAGCCTTCTGCTTTCCCTTTCCATTAACGCAGCGTTGTATTCATCATCTGAAATCAACCCAAGGGCTCTCTTTCTATCCGTCAGCTCCGCCTCTATAGCTTGCCGTTGCTTTTTCTTTTCATCGGTAATATCTTGTTCGATTGTCAAATTCCTGGACATTTGCTCACCAAGTGCGACATTGATGGATTGCCTTAGCTGCTCTTCGGCTGTTGACTCCGCAATAGCTCTCTGCTGGCCCTCTAAAGTTTCCCGTATTTCCCTTGCGGTTCCGTCATACTCGATCTTTGCCGCTAGCAAATCTTTTTCAAAGACAAGATCGCTTTGTTTTCTTCTGAGTGCATCAACCGCTTCAGCGTTGCTTTCTTTTTGAGCTTGGTCAGTAAAACGAGCAGCATCAAGCAATTGCATGTCAACAGTCAAAATTTGACGTTTTGCAAACAACAAGTCGTAGGAACGCTTTAGCCTTGCAATTTCCTCAGCGCGGCGTTCCGCGTCACGTGCTGCCTTGTCGCCCCCGGCTCCGCCTTTTTCCTCGGTGACAGGGCTGGGGAAATCAGTCAACCCAGCAGCGGCGTCAGGAGCTGCAATGTACCTATCAACCAATGTTTTGTAATTCAAAACAAGTCTTTTTATCTCTGCTTCGTCTGCCTGCAGTCGAGTTTTCAAGTCTTCGCGAGACCTGTCAGTGACACCCTCGACCGGCAAACCACCACCACCGCCGCCATAGGTCGTGCGAGCGGTGTCTTCAAGACTTTGAAGCTCTTTTTTCGTGGACTTAACACGATCTCGAAGTATGTCAAGATTCTTCGTTATGTCGTTTATGTTTCTTTGCAGGGTTTGCTTTGTTGCCGCTGTACCCCCGATGGAACTGAAAAACACTTCACCTTGAGGTTTTTTGGCGGTTGCCTCTAGGTCAGCCCTGGCTTTTTTGATTCTATTAAAATATGCAATAACCATTTCAGCGCCGACAACAGCAAAGGTAATGACAATTGGCGCTGCAAGGGATACAGCCAAAGCCTTGACGGTTCTGCCAAACGCAGCCAGTTTTGTTTGCGCTAGTGCTGCTTGTTGTGATGTCGCCTTGAAGCCGGTCCTGAGAAGCGTAAACATAGCGGAAACCGGCCCGTTAAAAGCGGCGAAAGCTTTTAATGCAAGATTGACTGCGGCTAGCTTGAGGGCAAAAGATGCTGCAACAGTTATGGCTTCTCTGTTCTGGATAATGAACCTCAAGCCATCACCCACGGCTTTTGCAGCGCTCACAAGCTCTGGAGTTATATCTTGAATAAATTCAGCAAAAGCAGCCTGAAATTCTGCACCAATAGGTTGCAACGCCTTGCCAACCTCTTGCCGCATTTTGTCGTATGCAACTTGAAGCCTTGCACCTGCTGATTCGGATGATTGTGCAATTTTTTCAGCCAATACATTGTAGTCGCCGCCAAGCTGAACCAAAAACTTCATCAAATCATTCAATCCAACCTTGCCATCTTGCAAGGCTTTTGTAAGTTCAGGCCCCGTTCTTCCAGACGCTGCGGCAATTTTATTAAATGTACCAGGCAACCTTTCAGCAATTTGATTAATTTCTTCCGCTGAAACCTTGCCCTTGCTGAAGATCTGGACCAACGCAGTCACAGCACCTTCAACTTGCTCAGCCCCGCCACCAGTCGCAATAATTGCAGAATTGATATTTCTGAATGCAAGCTCCGCATCGGCAACACCACCACCAGCTCCCTTAACGGCTGCGGTAAGCCGAGTCATTCCCTGGATGGCAACATCTTGGGGAACATTCAATTCTTCTGTAACGCTTGATGCCGCTGCCATTGCGCGATTAAATTCAACTTGCGATCCAGCGACGCCTCGAAGCGCAATCTGCAATTTCTGAATCTGAGCAGCGTAATCGGCGAACTCACCAAGCTGCCGCCTGAGGCCGCCAACTTGGGCGCCGATAGCAGCACCTGCAAATGCTCCACCAACACCACCAATGGCACCAATCGCGCCACCCAAGAAACCTTCAGGCCCACCAAAGATGCCACCTGAAATTGCAGCACCCGCAGCTTGGGTCATCTGCATGGGAGACATGCCACGGCGGCGGCGCTGCGTTTTCTCTAACGCTTTATCAACTCTTTCAATTTCTCCTGTGACTTTTTTGAATTGCTGGCTAGCAGGATCTAGGATGTCTCTCAAGCTAGACCAAGCCGATCGCTGCGCGTTCAAGCTAGAAACGCTTCCGTTCGAGGCAGCGGTGACTTTTCTTATATCGTTTGCCACCTCATCATACCCTCTGCCCATCATTTCAAGCTGCCTCGTTTGATCAGCTTGTCCTATTCGCACAATCCCGCCGTAAAGCTGACTCAGCTCTTGGTTGGGCATACCAATGAGCCTGCGCGATGCAAACTCACCAGTCCTCATCTGCCTGCCAATAGCAACCCTTCTTTGATACTCACGCTCTTCTCGTGACTGCTGTTCTTGGAAGGCTTTCTTCTGCGCGGCGTCTTCTGCCGCAATCTGAGACATAAATTCTTCATGACGCTTCAATTGAAGATTCTGAATTGTTTGCACAGCGCTTCTAGCGCTATCAACATATTCGCCTTCAAGCCTATTAATCTCTTGTTGTAGCTGGGCAATCTGCTCCAACTCCCGCCTTTCCCTTGCGCTTTCTTCCGCCCTTCCCCTGGCCCGCTGCATTCCAGGCGTGAATTCGCCGCCTGCAGTGCGTTGACGTATTTCAGCAGAAAATGCACCAAAGCCAGAGGCGGCATACGATTCGCGAGCGCTTCCCATTCGCTGGCGAATTGCCATCGCTTGGAACTGCTCACGTGTTGTTACATTAACGATTGACTGCTGAAGCTCTTTATTGAGACGAATAAGTTCAAGTGTAAGGCTACGGCGACGCTCATACCCGCTTACGTTTTGAAGCTCTGTGTTTACCTCAGAGATTCTCTGTGTAATGGCCGCTTGAGTTTTCTCAAGATTGTCGTACTCCTTCCTCAGTCGAGCAAAGTAATCAACACCAAGCTGAGAGGAGAACACGTCCGCCCGGAAGGCGACTGGCCCTCTCCCAGCACCAACCCTTAGCAGCTCAAGCTTGCGTAAGGCTATGTTTAGGTCTTCTGCCTCAAGAGTACCGCTGGCAATAGCAGCGCTAAGCTTTTCGATCTGCCCAGTAATCTTTTCGGGCTTGGCAGAAAGAATTGTGTTTATGGCAAAACGCGCCTTACCAGCACTGATCTCTACCTCTTTCAGGTTGACGCTGAGATTTTTAATGTCCTTGCCAAGTTGCAAAAACGCAGCCGAATCTTCTCTTACCTTTGACTTTAATTTTTCAAGCTGACCGATTACATACTGCAAGTCTTTTGCGCTGTTCTTCGAGGCAGACCCTAGCTTTACAAGATTTGACCTTTCGCGTTCAACAGCATCAGACGAACCACGAAGGGTTGACTGAAGCTTGGAAATTCCCTGAGTCAGCTCGGTGTACGCCTTCCCGCCAAGCGCTGCCTGCTCCCTCAACCCCTCAAAAGCCTTGATCTGGCCTTTGATCGTTGCTTCGCTGTTGCCAGCTTCAGTGGCAAACTTTACAATATCTTTTGTGGCTTGAGTTATGTCAGAGTCAGATAGTTTTACCTGTTTTGATAAATCACGAAAAGACCTGTTCAGGGCGGCAAGCTTTTCGCCACCCTCAATGCCAAGCTTAATAGCAATAGGCTGAACAGTCTTACTTGCCATCTTTCTTGTTCAGTTCTGCGAGCGCGGCTGCTTCCATTGACTGGATGTCCTCAAGCAGCTCACGTGGATTATCTACATCATACAGCGACATCAAGCCGCCCGCACCGAGCAGCACCTCGTACTTCAGGCCGACGTAGCCGCCCATCGTGACGTTCCACTGCGTTTGCATTCGCAGAAACATCATCAACGATTCCCAGTTCTCCTCCCACACTTCGTAATGCTGCTCAACTGGTGCAGCCTGCTTGCGCTGCGGCTTCAATCCGAATGCCGCAGCGTCATCAACAGTATTGTCTTCTACCCTTTTGCCGCCTTTACACCAATACTCGACGGCGCCTTTCAGTTTCCCAGACGGGCTCCCTCAAAGGTTTCCGTGTAAGCCTTGAGCACGCCGCGAATCCAATATGGATCGTCAGAGAATTCCTTCATCGTCGCTTGTGAGAACGGCACCGGCTTGCCATCCTCATCATCGATGCCTTCCCATCCAGTCAGCACAGCCTTGAGCAGCTCAAGGTCGCCCTTGTCAGCAAGCTTCTGAAACTCAGAACGAGGCACACGCTTAAAAACAGCATCAAACGTAGACTCTTCAAACACACCGCCATCAGCAGGCTCTTCAATGGTCACAGGCCACTTAAAGGTCTTAACCTTCTTGCGAATAAAAGCCATGAGTGAGAATAGACTCTTGCAAACTATACCGCATTAAAAAAGGGACCGCAACGCGGTCCCCTCGCCCGATCGCCAGACCTCGATCAGGTGTAGACCAGGCTGAACTCGTCGTTGCCAGAGGTGGACGGGATCGCGGTGTAAGGGATGTTCAGCATCGCGATGCCATCCTGGTCGCTGTAGGACACATCACCAATATCGATCCGGGTAGAAGCGAAATCAACGATGTTGCCAGCAGTGGTGCCGTGCTGGAACGTCAGATTACCCAACGTGCTATCGGTCAACGCAGCGGTGAAGTAATTCTTGGATGCCATCGTGACAGCTTCCATCACCACAGTGCCGTTCGCGGAACGATCGGTCAGCAGCACCTCCTTGGTGCAACCGATCAGCTCGCGATACACCAGCGTGTTGCCGATGTCGAAGGTGACCGACTGCAGGCATCCGGAGTAGGACAGCAGTTCGAACGTATCGGTGTTGCCCTCCTTGAACACCAACGGCGTCGCCTGGTTCGCGTAGGTCACGCTCGGCAGTGACGAGTCGTCGGGAGTGTTGTAGATGCCGGTGAAGGTGAAGTCGATCGTCGGGATCTCACCCACATTCGCGTTAATCACGAAGGTGCCACGGCAACCGGTGACCTTGTGACGCACACCATCGATGTTGTAATGGATGGTCACGGAGCCGAAGCTGCTGGAAACCGGTCCGTAGGTGACGCTCGTAGCAGGAACAATAGTTTCATCCAGACCGCAAGCCAGCAGAGCCTTGCCGTACTGAGGAGCAGTGCCAGCAGTGCCAGAGCCAGCCAGCTCGACACTAAAGGTGCATTCAACACGAGTGTTGGCGAGGAGCTGCTCCGATGCACCCAGATAAGGGCGAATCAGATCGCGGCTGACGACATCACTCTGCAGAGGAGTGATGTTCAGATCCCTCACCAAAACCGCGTCCGCTCCATCGGGGCTCGGATCCGTTCCGTACACCGATTCCGTCTCGATCAGAATCAGTCGTTTCCGTAGAAGAAGTGCCATCGATTTTTTGGGTGTCGGCGGGAAGTGTGCGCTTGATCAGAGTGCGTTTACCGGTTTCTGGATCGAGAAGATACGACCCACCTTGACCGCTGTACTCATCAATCATGGTAGTCCTTGTCCCTGCTTAGATCTTACTCGGTGGTCAAGTCTGCAACTGCAGTCCGATACCTCACATCGTACTCATTGGCGAAGACACCAGCAGGCTGATCTGCGTCAAGGAACTCGAACGTCGTCAGCACTGGCTGCACGTCAATTGCATAGCCACCAAGCGTAAGGTCTGTCATCAGCTTTGAGTGCATCGATTCGATGATTGAGTCGGCATCTGTGTCAGGAGTGCCGGAGCGCACCACAACAACGACCCTCACACGCATGGTCCAGTCAAGCTTCGGCAGCGACGTGAACTGCTGCGCCGTATCGGTAACAGGCTCGATGATGATCATCGGGCTTTCGGCCCTGGCCACAGCCGTCACCCTTGATCGATACACCCTGCCGCTCACACCAGCAGTACTTGCCAGCGTGCTAGCGATCTGAGCAAGAATCTGTTCGCGTTTGGTAGCCATCAGTTACACATCACAGAGCCGGTAAAGCTTTCGCCCGCACCGATGCCGGTCGCCTTAGCCCTGACATACAGCAAGGGCAAGTTTGCATAGGTGTGATAATCGACACCTGATTCGTTGTGAGAATGAGACTCAATGCCGAACCAATCGGTTCCGTTCAGCGATCCTTGATGAATTACTGTTACGTTGTTACCAACAATCTTATCTACAAACGTAAAGTGAGTAGCATTTACCTTTAGCGCAGGCGTCTCACCATCGGAAGTCAAGGTATCCCATTCGTGGATATTCTTCTCATTGTTCGAGTAGTAGCCGATAATCGCTGTCATAATTACACCTTTTGAAGCATGACCTCGCAAAAGGCGCCGTCATCGATCAGCGCCGTGTTCCTCACAGTGTAATTCGTCCCATCGACTGTCACGGCATCACCGTGCAGCAAACTGCCGAACTTCGACGCCTCACACGTCAGCTTGTAATCCGTCGTCAGCACCACGCCATCAGCAATGATCTCCGATGGCATATCCAAAATCCCCAATCCGGTCACAGCACCAGCAGTCACCGAAACAGCAAACTCGTCGCTGTCCAGAAACACACTCAGGTCTTCGACGAATGCCATAAGAAGAAGCGCCTGACCGAAGCCAGGCGCATATCGTGATCAGGCTCAGGCGTACTTCTTGGCGCCTACAGCGTTGATGCTGTAGGTGTGGGTCGAAGTGTCAACAGCAGACACAGCCTTCACCCAACGCTTAGCAGCGCCCTTAGGGAACACCAGATACTGCTTGGAAGCAGAGGTGCTCACCTGAGCAAACGCCACAGCAGCAGAAGCCTGCTCGGTGCCATCCAGGTCGAACACGCTGGTGACATCGGTATAAGCGCCGCCAGAAGTGTCGCTGGACTGCAGTTTCACATCCAGGGTAGAAGTGCCGCCGTTCTCAACGTCGAGGATCACAACAATGTCACCTTCGTAATCGTTCAGATCAACAGCGGTGCCGTCAAGAGCATCAGTGCGCTCAGCGGTCGGGGCCAGGGCGAAGTGAGAAAGCTTCTCCAGGCCGGTGGAAAGAATAGCCATCAGTCTTTGGGAGTAGAGGAACTGGTTCGCCCGCGACGAGACACAGGCTTGGTCGGTGGACATGCCGGTGCCTCCACCGGCTCAGGTTGCTTAACAGGCTCAGGCTCGGCTGCCGGTGCGAACACCGCCTTACCCATACCAATCAGCAGCATTGCCGCAGCGTCTTCAATCTCTACGAAGGAGCCCGCCGCAGCAGGCTCCCCGGAGATCATGACGTTGCGCTTGATCTCAACTCGCATCAGAATCAGGTGCCGAAACAGAAGGCGCCGGGCTGCTTAACAGCGAAGTCAACGTCTTGCAGAGCAATGACGCGGACGGTGCCAGCGGTAGCACCAGCGTAAGGATCCACAGTCAGATCCAGGCCGGACCACATGCCCATGATCATCATGGAGAAGTCGCCGAACAGCGCATCGTTGTTAGCGAGCTGGTTGGACACGATCACCGGATAGCCGTTGATCTCGTTGTCCATGAACACGAACTGAGCAGTGTTCGTAGCCTTCTCGGTGGACTTCAGGGCGCCACGTGCAGCAGCGTTGATGATGTAACGCAGGCTGCCAGCATCGGCGTTAGCAGAAGCAACATCGGT